TTATTTTTTCTAATTATCCGTCCAATACCATTTCGCATTTAAGAGAAATCGAAATCCTGTCTGCGCCGCTGTATGAGGTATGTTTGGAAGGGTTGATGCAGTAGCACCTTTATTACCACTGTCAGCTCGTAAAAAAACGAACATCTGACCGTCCATCAATGATCCGGATTGATCGTATCGCTGATGATAATTAAGTTTTAGAGGAACTGTAAAATTTTTATGTCTTCCAACTTGAGCAGAATACGCATCAGCTGGCATATTAATTACCCGACGGGCAACCAAAATATAATCCTTGAAATAAAATTGATTACGAGAACTGTTAGCATCTATGACAGACGAAAAAACGTTGTCATTATATAGTTGAAGCGCAGTGGATCCTAAAGACATAACAACCTCACGTACGCGAGGTTTCCAAATTTCCATAATGATTTTACAAGCATCATGTGTATTCGTTTGTTGATAGATTTGACCCTGAATATACGCACCAGTAATTTTAACCGAGTTACCATTTCTACCCGAAGCGGTATTGTCTTGTGAGATAGTAGGCGTGATATCAAAAATATCCGCACCTGTAGCATTTACTGCAACCTGAGATACTTCTCGAGAATAAGCATCCTCTTTTGATTTCTTTTCAACATTGATTAAACTTTTAATCAACATTACATCCTTGTATAATCGTCCAGCACGCAATCCACCACGAGGTTTTACGTAGCGCTTTTTTAAATACTTGCCAGCGCGTTTAACTTGTTTTTTAACATAGCGAGTTGTCTTTTTTCTGAAAGTAGCCATTATATTTTATTATATAAATTACTCTTTAAATACTTGTTCTATTTTAATTCTTCTATATAATTGTTCTAATTTATCCGTAATAGCTAAATTCTTATAAATCTCTTTTGGGTGCATTGAGGAAGTGATAATAACATGCTTTGAGACAAAGGGTAAAGGCTCACGCCCTCTACGACGGACAGAATAATTAGGATGTTTATCTATCATCATGAGAAGCTCATTCATAGGCATCTGTCCACGAAATTCATCTATAATTACGGTTTCTTGTTGAGCATATCCATCATTCCATCCATTGTCATATTTCCAAATATAGTGAGTTTCAGGATTATAATTTTCAAATGCGCGCTCGCTTTTACCTGTTCCAGTTTCACCATAAATCCATAATCCAGATGTCATTTCTTTTCTATACATTTTCCGCATAGCTATATCCTCTACCCTAGATAAGGTCCTCCCGAATTGATGATATATATCTGGGTTCTCCATTGTGATGTCATCAAGTTTTTCACCGTCGATAATTCTTTTAGCTATTTCCTTTATATCATTGCGTTCGCCCTGCTTCTGAGGTGTCCCGAATTCTTTAAATTTTTTATCCTTGGAACAATATGTCTGGTTTTGTAGGTCATCACCTTTGGCTTGCTCGATATGAGCAGTTGGAAATTTCTTTTTTAGAGTAGAAAACATAATAGGGTTTTTCTTGGAAAAGTAAATTTGGAGATGGGGGGTACCATTAAGCTCGCCTATCTCCTCACCATAAATGGCATAGATGGCGTCAGCAAAATATTTATCCAAAATTTCTACATGTTCTGGAACCCAGTTATTAATTGTCATGGTCCATTTACGGGCACGTCTCGTGTCAGGTGTTGGCATTATAATATACTGTGTCGAGGTGTGTTTAAGTCCTTAAAATATATAATAAATAAGTTTTTAACTGTTGTGTTAGACACATAAGTCACGGGGGGTAATACTATAACCCCCGTGTTTTCCGCATACGCGATGACTATATACTGCTTACCACTAGCGAGGAGTGTGCTACGCCTGGTCGGTGTGGCCTCTTCCGCCTTAAGCCCCTTTCCTCCTAAAGTCGTTCGGGCGGCTCTCGTTACACCCTAAGCCCTTCGGGCTATGCCAATATATTAATTAATTCCTTTTTTATTTTTTCTAATTATCCGTCCAATACCATTTCGCATTTAAGAGAAATCGAAATCCTGTCTGCGCCGCTGTATGAGGTATGTTTGGAAGGGTTGATGCAGTAGCACCTTTATTACCACTG